GCAGTTCTGCGAGGACCAGTACTACGAGCCTGAAGACTTGCTCGGATGGGGCGGGCCGAAGACTGGGCGGGCGGCTATGGGTCTGGTGGCGCCTATCAGAGAACCTGGCGCGGATGATGAAGCTGCGGCATGAACAAGCGCATCCTCTTGACGAAGAAAGCCGACTGCGCGCGGGCTGCAGTATGGCTGCAGGCCATGCAGATCGACCCGGCCGAGCCGATGGAACTGGTACTGCAGAAACACGAACCGGCCAAGACCAACAGCCAACGCAGATTGTTCCATGCGATCTGCCGTGACATCGGGCTGCAGCTCGGACATGCCCCTGGGGCTGTCAAGGCGGCCGTTAAAGCCGATTATTTCGGCGTTGAGTCCTACACCATTGCCGGGAAGCCTTATGCCCGTGTAGCCTCTTCTGAAGAGCCTGGGAGGCATGAGTACAGCCAGCTTATCGAGTTTGCCCTGATGTGGGGGGCGGAACGTGGGGCCTACGTGGAAGTTTCAACCTGAGGAGTAGCGAAATGAGAACCATCCTGCTTGCGGCGCTGATCGCCGCGTCTGTTCCTGTCCAAGCCGAGGTCGTGACCTGGACCCTTGACAACGTGAATTTTTCCGATGGCGGCAGCGCGAGCGGCTTTTTCAACGTCGATACAGACACCGGACGGCTCGCGATCACGCCACCGGTAAGCGGATCGATCTACGACGGCGTGGACATCCGGACAACGGCGGGTTCTGTGCTGCATCGCGCGACCTATCGGCCGTTCTACGATCTTGGCTTCGCGGATTACCTGGTAGAGGGCGGCGTGTTTTATGCCAAGTGGGGCGCAAGCGGGTTTGGCGACCGCGAGTTTCGGCTTGACATCGACGCAGATCTGCACCAGGCCACGCAGGGTGAGTTTCAGATACTTGCCGGTCAGGAGACGCATACCTACCCTGCCTTTGAACAAATCCCGCTGATTGAGGCGTTTCGCACCGTCCTTCCAGGTGGCAGCGTGAGCGCAACCGCGCTGGCGGCGCAGATGACGCAAGTTCCAGAACTGCCGGCCTTGGCCGTGCTCGGCATGGGCTTGGGGCTGCTGGCGCTAGTCAGGGCAAACGGCATGGGGAAATGACATTGATCGACGCCAGGCTCAGGCAACGCGAGCCGGCTGTGGAAAACCGCGGTCTGCTCGACCTGTGTCACAACCGGCCCTGCTTCCTGCGCTTCGATGGCTGCAAGGATGGCCATCCTGACTGGCCCAGCGTGCCATGCCATCCCAAGAGTCTGGCGCTGGGCCGCGGGCTTGGCCAGAAGTCTCATGACAACCTTGCCGTTCCTGGCTGCCCTGCGTGCCACGCAATCTGGGACAAGATGTCGGCAACGGATCACTTCGAGGTGTTCTGCATCGCCTTCCCGGTGTGGGATACCTACCGCTGGCGCTACGGACTTTTGAGGGTTGCATGATCTGTCACGTGCCCATCCGTCTGTTCAATCCCCTCAACGGCTCGCACTCGCACTGGTCCACCCATGCCGGCCGGCGCAGCGCTCAGCGCAATGCGACGCACTACGCCTGGCTCGAGGCGAAGATGCCACGCGTCCTGCTCGAGGGTCAGCGCGTCAAGATCACCCGCATTGGACCGCGCTCGATGGACGGCGACGGGCTGCAGGCCTCCGCCAAGGCGGTCCGAGATGCGATCGCCAGCCTGCTTGGCATCAATGACGCGCTCGACGTCTGGGTGTACGACCAGGCCAAGGGCGACTACGGCGTGGAGCTCGAGATTGTATGAGCGCCGGCCGCCCCAAGCCAGCCAGCATCGAGCATGACATCCTGGTGGCGTGCCGGCGCGACAAGCGCATATCGCTCGATCGGCTCTGCTCGGTTCTGAGTCGGAAGTACTGCCGTGAAGCGGTGTGCGAGGAGGTTGCCAAGCTGCTCAAGAACGGCGCGCTGTCAATCAACGTGACGGTGTCCTACAGCCCGATGCGATAGGAGGTGACCTATGGACGATGCAACTGCGGCTTGGCACCTTAGCCAAGGCAAATGGCACTGGCGCCGCCGAGGTCGAGGCTGGACCTGGCACAGGAGCCAGGCGAGCTGGCATTACAGGCGTGTGCCGTTCGCCTATCTGGCCCAGGGAACGCTTCAGAAGTATCGGGTCAGACTTGCCGAGAACATCGTCAAGTCAAATCCGCTACTCAACCGACTTGCGCGGTAATTGACCGTGAAACCAAAGCGTTTGCATGATTGCACTGCCGAGGCGTGCGTAAACGGCGGGCCAGTGCTTTCGGTCGGGGCTGCTACCCTCGGGTTGAACTGGTCCGCCACCTAACGAGAGAGCAATGGCCGACAAGCATATCAATCCAATCCTGCCGGTGATGCGCAAGAGGCACGCAGACGACGTGCGCGCCAAGATCCAGGTTTCGCACTTACTCACCCGTCTGACGGGACATATTGAGGGAAAAAACGACTTAAGTCCTACGCAGTTGAAAGCAATAGAAATGCTTCTCGATCGCGCCTTGCCAAGACTGTCCAGCATTGACGTGAACGTAGACGGCGAAGTGCGCAACTACGTCATCAACGGAGAACCACTGACCATCAATGACTGGCAGGAACGATATAGCCTGGGCCCCTCAATCGGGACCTCAGAAAGCGCTAATTGACTGCCCGCTGCCGGAGATCTTCTTTGGCGGGGCGCGCGGAGGCGGTAAAACGGATGGGATCCTGGGCAAGTGGGCGATCAAAGCCAACCGTTACGGACGCCACTTCAACGCCGTGTTCTTCCGCAAAGAGCTACCCCAGCAAGACGACGTCGTCGAGCGCGCAAAGCAGATCTTCTGCTCGGTGGGCGCGAAGTGGTCCGAGTATCGCAGGACCTTTGCCATGCCTGGCGGAGGGCGCGTGCGCTTCCGGCCCTTGCTGGACCTGGCTGACGCCGAGAAGTACCAGGGCCAGAACCTCTCAGATGCCGCGGTCGAAGAGGCCGGCAACTATCCCAGCCCAGCACCGATCGACCGGCTGTTCGGCTGCTTACGATCAACCACCGGCGTTCCCATCCAATTGATTCTGACGGCTAACCCTGCCGGCCCAGGACACCAGTGGATCAAGATGCGCTATGTGGATCCAGCCCCGCACGGCATGCGCATGCTCGAGCGCAAGCTGCCCAGCGGCAACGTGCACCGCTACGTGTTCATACCGTCCAAGGTCCAGGACAACCAGATCCTGCTGCAGGGCGATCCTGGCTACGTCGACCGACTGCACCTGGTCGGCAACGAGCAGCTGGTCAAGGCCTGGCTCGAGGGCGACTGGAGTGTGATTGCCGGGGCGTTCTTCCCCGAGTTCTCGATGACGCATCACGTGCGCGATCCGTTCGAGATCCCGGAGAGCTGGAGCCGTTACCGGGCCTGCGACTGGGGCTCGGCCAAGCCCTTCTCGGTGGGCTGGTATGCGATCAGCGACGGCAGCCTGCCAACCGTGCCACGAGGCTGCCTGGTCAAGTATCGCGAGTGGTACGGCATGCAGCCCGGCCAGCCTAACGTCGGGCTCAAGATGACCGCGGAGGAGGTCGCCGACGGCATCAAGCTACGGGAAGCCGGCGAGACCATCAACCAGGCGATCAGCCGGCTGGACCCGTCCTGCTTCGCAGAAGACGGCGGGCCGAGCATTGCCGAGCGCATGCTGCGCCGTAGTGTCATCTGGAACCGGGCCGACAACACGCGCGTGGGCCGGCGTGGTGCCATGGGCGGCTGGGATCAGGTGCGAGCGCGCCTGATCGGCGAGGAGGGCTGGCCGATGATCCTGTTCTTCTCGACCTGCCAGCACACGATCCGCACCCTGCCGGCCCTGCAGCACGACCAGGCATCGGCCGAGGACGTCGACACCGATGGCGAGGACCATGCCTGCTTCGCGGCTGGGACTGTTATCGATGGGCTCGGGAGCGTCGAAGAGGTGGGGCAACTGACGGGTTGCGATATGCAACTGGTGCGGCTACACTTCGACGATGGATCGCGCATCGATTGCACGCCGAATCACAAGTTTCTGGCTGATGGTGGGCAATGGATAGCGGCGCTCAACCTGGCGGGGAGCCGCGTATCGTCAGCGCAAGCTGTCAGGAGTTTGGCGGGCGCAGGTATTGGCGCTGCGGTCTGTACTTTCAGCGCAATGGCGTGCGACTTCATCGCGTGGTGTGGGAATGCCATCATGGCCCCGTTCCTGCCGGCTGCCATGTTCACCACATCGACGGGGACCGCGCTAACAACAGACTCGCAAATCTCGCGCTCATGCGCGCCTTTGATCACCTATCGCACCACGCAAAGCAAGCCCCAGGGGTCATCCCAAGCACAGCCAGAGAAGCGGCCGCAAGGTGGCACGGGAGCGCAGAGGGGAAGCGCTGGCACGCCGAGCACTTTGCCAAGCATGTTGCTCAGGTCATGGCGCAGCGCGTTGTCAAGACTTGCGAGGTATGCGGGCGAGCGTTCGAGGCGTGCGCTGTCCAAGCGCATCGAGCAAAGTTCTGCCATCAAAACTGCAAGGCAAAAGCGCTGCGTAGGCGTCGAGCCGCTGCCAGGGCTGTATAACGTCTATTGCCTAGGCACGGCCGAGGGCTGGCTTTCAGTCAACGGCCTGGTCGCATCCAATTGCGATGAGACGCGCTACGCCTGCATGGCGCGGCCGTGGGTGGCGACCAAGATCGAGCGCAAGCCCTTCGACTTCGTGCACATCAAGGCGCCAACGTTCAATGACCTGATCGAGAGGAACGATCGGCCGCAGGCGCGGAGACGCATTTGAAGATTCACGTTTACTTCCACGATGACGACCTAAGGAGCCTAATCATGGCAACGAAGCAAGAAGTACTCGATGCAGTGCAAGCCGAGCACGACCAGGTGACCGCGGCTGTCAACGATCTGGGCGCGCAGATCCAGGCGCTCAAGGACCAGATCGCAGCCGGCGGGACGGTGACGTCTGGAGACCTGGACGATATCTTGACGGCGGTGGCTGGGATCTTTACGCCGGCAACGTGAGCTACTACTGCAAGCAATGCGGCGCCTTCGATGCATCTAACACGATCAGGACGCACGTCTGTGCATCTAACGGGGCATCTAACCATGCATCTAACAGAGTCGCAGAGGTTCCAGCTAGCGCGGTGGTTGCCGGTCCTGCGCCCGTACATGGTTCTCAGCTACATGAGGCTGGCAAGGGAGGAACTAAGCAACGCTGGAGCCGGGAAGCCTACAACGCCTATCAGCGGCAACTGATGCGCAAACGTCGCGCAGCGCAACATGGCTGAACCTCTCGCACCCGCCGGCCCAACCGATCAGCAGAAGACTGACCAGGAGCTCGTCACGACCTGGCTCAAGGCGATCGAGCGCGCCGGGACGCACGAGGAGAAATGGCGCAAGCGCGGGCGGGACATCATCGAGAAGTACCGGAACGAGAAAGCAGACATTCTCGGGACGAATCAGCAGTTCAACATCCTGTACGCCAACACCGAGGTAAAGAAAGGCGTGATGTATCAGCGCACGCCCATCCCGGACGTTCGCAGACGCTGGCTCAGCCGCAATGATCCTGCCGGCCGGGAAGCGGCCAAGGTGCTCGAGCAGGGGCTCACCTACGCGATTGACGCCTACGACTTCGATGAGATGATCGAGGCGTGCGTGCAGGACGTAACGCTGCCGGGGCGCGGCCAGGCGCGGGTCAAGTACGTTCCCACGTTCAGCCCGGTGCGCGTCCCGCTGCAACCAAACGCGGCGGATCCTACGCAGTTGCTGGGTCAGGACAACCAGCCGGTCGACCCTTCCCGCGTCCAGATGGATGAGCAAGGCCCGCATCTGCTCGAGCAGGAGCTGGTCTACGAGGAGGTCAAATGCGAGTACGTAGACTGGGAGTTCTTCCGTACCGCGCCGGTCAAGCGCTGGGATAAGGTTTGGTGGGTGGCTTTCGGCGAGCCGCTGGATCGCGAGGAACTGCGCAAACTCAACCCGCAGATGGCTGACGCGGTCGCGCTGAACTGGAAACCAACTGGCGCCACGGACAAGGACGAGGCCGAGAACAAGGCGCTGGTGTGGATGGTCTGGAACAAGCGCAAGCGCCAAGTCATCGTGGTCACGGACGGCTACAAGGATGCCCCGCTGGCGGTGCTGGACGATCCGCTGCGCCTCGAGGGCTTCTTTCCCTGCCCGCGGCCGATGTACTCGATCTGGACCACGGACAGCCTGATCCCGGTACCCGATTACGTGCAATTCCAGGAGCAGGCGATCGAGCTCGAGGAACTGACCGAGCGCATCCGGCACTTGGTCGACGCCTTGAGACGTCGCGGTGTCTTCGATGCCAACTGGACAATTCTGGAAAGGCTGGCCAAGGCTGGAGACAATGAGTTCCTGCCGGTCAAGGACTGGACCGCGCTGATTGAGAAGGGCGGGCTGGCCAATCTCTGGGCCGAGCTGCCGATCGAGGGCATTGCCAAGGTCCTGCTCGGTCTCTACGACCAGCGCGAGCGGGTCAAGCAAACGATCTACGAGCTGGACGGCATCTCGGACATCATGCGCGGCACCACCAAGGCCACCGAGACCTTGGGCGCGCAGGAACTGAAATCGCAATATGCCGGCATACGGCTGAACCCACGGCAAGGGGCTGTCGCCCGCTTCATCCGCGATCTGCTGCGCCTGAAAGCCGAGATCATCGCCGAGCATTTCAGTGTTCAAACCCTGCAGACCATGACGGGGATCGAGCTGCCCAGCGCCGAGCAGAAGATGATCGGCCAGGCGCAGGCCAAGATGACTCAGCCAGGCCAGCCGGCCAAGCCAGATCCCAACGCGGAAAAGCCGACCTGGGATGAGGTCATGCAGATCCTAAAGTCGGACAAGCTGCGGGGCTTCCGGGTCGACATCGAGACCGATTCCACGGTCAAGCCGCAAGCCGATCTTGAGCAGCAGAACCGCACCGATCTTCTGACGGCGCTGACCGGATTCATGGAGAAGGCGATTCCAGGGGTTGCGGCTGGCGTGCTGCCGAAAGAAGTGGCAATGGAGCTGATGCTGTTTGGCATCCGCGCCTTCAAGGTCGGGCCGCAGCTCGAGGAGACCTTGCAGAGGTGGGCGAATGGAGAATTCGACCAGCAGTCACCGCAAGCGCAGCAGAATCCAAACGCTGGGCTGCAGCAGCAGACCGAGGCGCGGACTCTTGAGGCTGGTGCGCAAGCCGCGGAGGCGAAGGCCAAGAACGAGCAAGCCAAGGTAGCGAACACGATGCAGAAAGGGGTGATTCCGTTTCCTCAGGGAGTGCCGCAATGAGTCTGCTGAATCTTGTTTTGATCATCGTGGTTCTGGGGCTGGTGTGGTGGCTCATCACCTCCTATGTGCCGATGCCGCAGCCTGGTAAGACGGTGGTAACGGTGATCTTCGTGGTGATTCTCATCATCATCCTGCTGCAGGTTGTCGGCATCGGGGATTTCAGGGTCGGGGTGAAATGAGCGAGCCGCGGCCATTCGGAAGTTGGGCGCCGACGCTATCCGGGATCATACCGTCGACGCCGCCGCCGCTTCTTATCGAGCCGCCGGAGATCCAGTATCACTTCGACTATTCTATGCTGCGATCATATCGCATGCTCACGCAACCATACATCGTTCGCGTGAACTATGACATGGTGCAAGAAATGATTGAGGACAGGATTGCCGCTGCTGAGGCAATGCGCTACCAGGCCTGGCTGCAGTGGATGGAGCGCAACCTGTGATCATCACCGCACAAGATACGCGCTTACTCGCCTGGGCGCAGTCTCAGCTAGGCGTGGCCTTCCACGCCGACTCCTTCACGCTGGCCGATGTGGTCGACGGCGAACTGCGCGCGGTGGTGGTCTACTCGAATTGGACGCGCTGCGGCTGTGAGATGTCGATTGCATCAACTACGCCACGATGGGCCCGGCGCGGGTTCATCCGCGCTTGCTTCTCCTACCCGTTCAAGCAACTTGGCCTGGTGCGCGTCAGCTTCGTGATGAACGAGAACAATGCAGCTTGCATAGTCCTGTGCAAGTGGCTTGGAGCAAAGCAGGAGGGGCGCTTGCGGCAGTGGTATGCCGGTGGCTATGACGCTTTCGTCTTCGGGCTGCTCGAGGAAGAGCTACCCGAGTGGGTGTTTGAGAAACAACCGAGTATGCCCGTTGGCATTCCGGTAGGGCCGCACAGGCCTGTTGAACTGAGCGAGGCGGCACATGGGTAGAGGTGATGCACCGAGCGCGCCAGCGGCGCCAGATCCGGTCAAGACGATCCAGGCGCAGGCCAAGGCGCTGCCGAGTACCTACGGGCCTTATGGTAGCTCGGTGTTCTCTGGCGACCCGAGCAAGGGCACGTTCACGTCCACCCAGAGCTACTCGCCCGAGGTTCAGGGCCGGTTCAATGCAAGCAACCAGTTGGCGACCGCTTTGCTGGGCGCCGGCCAGAATAAGGTCAATGGTCTGGGTCAAGCATTCCAGTTCGATCCGAACAACCCGGTCACGAACCAGTATTGGTCGGCCCAGAAGAACATGCTCGACGACGTGTTCAGGCGCCAGGGAGATCAGCTTGACCAGAAGCTTGCAAACCAGGGCATTCCGCTAGGCTCAGAGGCTTACGGTGATGCTACCAGCGACTTCGACAAGTCGAAGAGCAGCGCTTATGAGCAGGCTTCTGCCAACGCGCTTGGCCAGGGCTTCTCGCAGGCCTTGGCTACTCGCCAGCAACTGGGGAGCGAAGTGGCCAACGCGCTTGGCCAGGGCACACCGCCCAGCATCACGGGGGCGCCGGCAACCGGGGTGGACGCGAACGAGGCTCTAGCGGCCGAGCAGGCCGGGATCAACCGCGGCTACCAGAGCCAGCTCGCCGGCTACAACGCGGACCAGCAGAACACGCAGGCTGGCATCGGCGCTACCGCGGTTGTTCTGGCGGCTGTGCTGTGACCACAGCCCTACAGTTCTCGGGTGGCAAGGATTCGCTTGCATGCCTGTACCTGTATCGAGAGCAGTGGGATGACCTGTATGTGGTGTGGGTGAACACAGGGGCGGCCTATCCCGAGGTAGTCGAGACCATGCGCAGCTGGGCTAAGCGCCTGCCGCACTTCCTTGAGGTCAAGAGCGATCAGCCGGCGCAGATTGCCAAGCGTGGCTTTCCCTCCGATGTGGTGCCGCTGCGCTACACCGAGATGGGAAATCTGCTGGGCACGCCAACGCCCTACTTGATTCAGGGCTGGATGGCGTGTTGTGCAGAGAACATCTGGTTGCCGTTGCGAGAGGCGATGCGAAGCCTGGGCGTGACCAAGATAATACGCGGCCAGCGTAACGACGAAGCGCGCAAGGGTCCGGTGCGCAGCGGCGAGGTGCACGAGGGCATCGAGTACGTGTATCCGCTGGAGAATTGGACGCGCGATGAGGTCTTTGCTTACCTGCGCGAGGTCAAAGCCGAGGTTCCAGCGTACTACCATCGCGAGGACACGTCCAGAGACTGCTGGGATTGCACCGCGTTCCTTGACGAGAACCAAAAGCGCATCGCCAACCTGAGTGACGACAAGCGCGCCGTTGTGCTCGAGCGGTTTGGGATGATTTCTCGCGCGGTGAGAGAGGAAAGCAGATGGCTGTGACAATGGAAGATCCCAGGCTGGCCAGAATCAATCGCAGCCGCAAGATTGCCGAGGCTATATCGAGCAACGCTTTCGCCAGCCCATCTCAGGCCAGTGTCGGGCAGTCCGGCCCGTATCAGGTTGTCAAGGCCAACCCATTCGGCGGCATCGCGCAGCTGGCGCAGGCGATCAGCGGTCAGCGGGGCATTGAGAAGGCTGACCGCGAGGAGTCTGCGCTGCGCACGACCATGCTCGCCGAGGAGACCGCTAAGAAGCAGAAGCGCCGGGACGAGGTTGCCAAGGCGCTTACCACTTACATGCCGGCGGCGCAGGACCCGAACAGCGATCCGCAGACGCGGCAGGCGGCTCTGGTGGCGGCCATGTCGTCGCTGGACCCGGAAGACGCTGGCGGAGCGCTGTCGCAAATCCTGAAGTCTTCTCTGGACCCGCGCGAGATGCAGAATCAACGTGTGGCCGCAGCGATGCAGGGCATTGATAAGGAGTGGCGCGGCCGGCAGAAGCAGCCCAGGCCGCAGGGGCCGGTGCTCACGCCAACGGGCGGCGAGGGCGAGGGGCAAGTCATGCCGGTTGGGCTGCAGACCGACACTGGTATGCCTGTGGACACAGCGGTACCCACGACGGGCATGCCTGTGGACACAGCGGTACCCACGGCATACGGGGAGGACGATTCCGAGAGTCCAGCGTATTACCAGCATGTGGCGCAGCGGCTCGAGGCGGCCGGTTTGCCGCGGGAAGCCGAGAAGGCCCGGAAGGAGGCAGAGAAGCAGGCGAAAGAGCGGGCCAGGGCCGAGCGCAGCCAGAAGCAGGATGATTACAAGATCATCGCAGGCCTGCGGGATGACTTCCGGCAGGACACCAAAGAGATGTTCCTGGTCCGTGATCACTACTCCCGCGTGCTCAAATCTGCCGAGAATCCCAGCCCAGCCGGCGACGTCTCGCTGATTTTCGCCTACATGAAAATGCTAGACCCCAACTCTGTTGTGCGAGAAGGCGAGTACGCCACCGCGCGCAATGCTGGGAACGTCGAGCAAAGCATCATTGGCGCGTACAACAAGCTTTTGACGCAGGAGGGCTCGCTCGATCCGCGGCTGCGCGCTGACTTCGTCGCTAGATCTGGTCAGCTCTATGACGCCATCGGCGAGCAGCACGCGCAAGTGGTCAAGGGATACGAGGAGACAGCCAAGAGGCTAGGCCAAGATCCGGCCAACATCGTGCGGCCGCTGGTGCGGCCAGGGGCCAAGGCCGCGCCAGGTGCGCCCAAGGCTGCGCCAAAAGCAGAAGCAAAGGCGCCGGCCGAGGAAACCAAGACGCTTGGCGGCAAGAACTACGTCAAGCGCAATGGCCAGTGGTTTGAGGTGGTGAAATGAAGCTGAAGCCGGTCAGCGACCCGGCGCTGCTCGAGAAGCTGCAGGCGGTTCAGGACCCGGAGCTGCTGCGGGCGCTCAACGCCGGTGGCGGCGAGCAGACCATGATTTCGGACCTGCCGGCCGATCCAACGGTTGGGATGAGCACATTCGAGAGGCTTGCGGCGGGGGCTGGCAAGACGTTTACCGGCCTGGCGAGGGGCACCCAGCAGGCCATGCTGGCTCCGTATGAGGGCAAGGCTGTTGGGGCACGTCAGGAGGCGCTGAGCGGCCAGGAAGCCGAGGCGCGCCGGCTGGACGCCCCGCTATCGGCGACGCGCGCCGGCAAGGCTGGGGAGATCATCGGCGGGGTTGCGGCCGCGGCTCCTACGATATTCATTCCTGGGGCGAACACTTACGCCGGCAGCACCCTGATTGGCGCCGGGATGGGGGCGATTCAGCCGACTGCGGCTCCAGGTGAGCGCCTGCGCAATGTCGAAACGGGCGCCGCGGCCGGTTTCGGCTCGCAGGTTGTTGGACGGCTGGCAGCATCGCTGATGAGTGGCGGCAAGGCATTCGTCGATCCCTTCACGAAAGGCGGCCAGGAGCGCATTGCAGGCAGGACGATTCGTGGCTTCGCGGGCGGCCCGGTCAATCCGTCCCCGGCTGCCACACCAGGCTGGGCCCCTACGGCGGCCGAGGCGACGCAGAATCCGGGCATCGCGGTGCTGCAGCGCGGGGTAGAATCGTCAAATCCTGAGGCGGCGCGTATGATTGCTGAGCGGCAATTTGCTCAGAATGCCGCTGCGATAGGCGCGCTGGAGAAGATTGCCGGCACGCCAGCCGAGCAGGCAGCGGCCAAGGCGGCGCAACGGGCAGCTGGGGCCGGGTATGAGGCGGCAACAGCGCAGGCGATCGACCCGGCCGTTGCGGCCAGCATGCAGCCGCAGATTCAAAGCCTGATGGCGCGCCCGTCCATGAAGCTGGCAGCGGCGCGCGCGGGAGAGATCTTTGACGAATCCCAGATTGCGCAGACCAAGGCAGGCTCGGCCAAGGGGCTGCAGTATCTGAAGCAGGCGCTCGACGACATCATCGAGAAAGCCGGCACGCCTGGATCGAGCATTGGCAAGAATCAGCTTGCCGCGCTGCAGCAGACGCGATCTGATCTGCTGTCGACCATGCAGGAGCTCGCGCCGGGCCTGCGATCGGTCGACAAGGCCTATGCCGCGGCCTCGCGCCCTGTAAACGAGATGGCAGCCGGCCAGGCGTTGACCGAGAAGCTGCGCCCGGCCTTGATGGACTATGCGCCTGGCGCGCCAACCAGGTTGAACGCGCAGCAATACGCGAATGCCATGCGCAACCTCGAGGAGGTCCTGCCGGGGATGACAGGATTTTCCGGGAGCACGGTGCAAAACACGTTCACACCGCAGAATCAGCAGCTGATGACCGGGGTGGCGCAGGACCTGTCCAGGCGTGCCGGTGCGGCCGAGATGGCGCGCGGGCCGGGCTCGAATACGGCGCAGAACCTGGCGACCAAGAACATGCTGCGGCAAACCCTGGGGCCGCTCGGGGTGCCAGAGCGTTGGACCGACACGACTCTGCTGCAGACGCTGGCCAAGCCCTTGAACCTGGTCTACGGCGGGGTGGCAGAGCCTGCCGCGCAGCGCCGACTGGCTGAGGCCTTGCTAGACCCTGCTCTGGCGGCGCAACTGTCGGCTGCTCGGCCGCCGCTGCGGCAGATTCCGTTCCAGGTGATGAGCCGGCTGCCCGCGGCTGGCGTTCCCATCATGCTCGAGAGGCAACAATGAGTGATCTAGCCTTTGAAGGGCTGTTGCGTCCGTTCGTGGCGCTGCTGCTAGTGGCTTTGATTGCGCGCCCTGTATCGCGGCTCATCTTCCGTCTGTTACCGGATGGAAAGCTGCGCCGATTCCTGTTCATCAGCTGGTAAGCCGAGGACATCATGCCAAGCCCAGACACCATTCGAATGCTCGCTCAACTGCTTGGCAAAGGGGGCAATCAGCCGCCGCTGAATCAACCGGATTCTGCGTACCAGCCCGGATTCTCGGCGCTGGTGGAGCCTGCCGGGATGGCGCAGGAAAACGCCTGGGAGACCGGCCAGGCGGCGCAGCTCGGGATGGAACGGCCGATCTGGGGGCAGGACTATCTGGGCCCTGCCAGCGCCTCAGATCAGGATCTGAACGCCTTTCACGGCGCCACGCCTTACGAGCAGGGCCGCAGCGCACCGGCCGAGCTGCTGCGCGCGATGACGCCAGAGCAGGAGGAAAACTACGGGGGTGACCAGGGATTCCAGGAGTTGACCGGCATGGATCCCTACGGCAACCCGCTTCCACCGACCTGGTCGCAGCCCCCGCCTGCTCCGTTCTCTGACGAGGAGGATGCGCGATACGGCTACGCTGGCCAGGGCGATGCCTACGACAACCCCCGGAATCCCAACTACTGGTTGAACAACCTGGGGCCAGCCAAGCCAGGCCAAGCCAAGCCAGGCCAGCCAGGAACGAAGTACGGCTATCCGCCGATAGGCGGGCTGCAGGGCTTGCAGGATCAGCTATGGGATCCGCGGCGCAAGTTCTAATGCGCATGATCCTGCTTCTGCTCGCCGTGGTCGCGCTGCCGTGCGACGCTGTCGAGCGCTCTCACGCAGAGCGCTCTGCATTCGTCGTGCGGCACCCTTGCCCGTCCACCGGCATGCCAACGGGGTCCTGTCCGGGCTGGATCGTCGATCACATCATTCCGCTGTGCGCCGGCGGGCCTGACAAGCGCACGAACATGCAATGGCAGACCGTCGTGGATGCCAAGGCCAAGGACGTCGACGAGCGCAAGCTTTGCAAGCAAGTGCGCGGTAATTGACCGCGATTTGCGCGCGTCTTACCGTTCGTCCTGCAATGCCCCTCTATAGCTACGCGTGTTCGCAGTGCGGGTCCAAGGCCGAAGCGTTCCGCTCGATCGCGGAGCGCCATGATGCCCCCGTCTGCCACGGTCCTATGAGGCGCGTCATTACCCCAACTTTCGTCAAGGTGTTCAACCCCTATGTGACCATCGCGAACGACAAGGACACAGGCAAGCCGATGCGGATTCGCTCGCAGGATGAGCACTCTGCATTCCTGCGTCGCAACGGCTTCGAGGAAGTTGGCACCGACAAGAGCATGGCGCCGCCGTGCGCCGAAGAGGTTGCGCACAACCACGCGCGAGCGCGCAACGAATCAACTTTCGAATGGACTGACGCCGACGTATGAGTGACGACCTGAGAGACGACCTGAACGCAGCCGCATCTGACGATACTACGCCGGACGTAGAGGTATCGGAATCGCCAGAGCCTGCGCCAGAGCCTCTCAACCCGCATGCGCACTGGCCAGCCGCGATCAAGGAACGTTTTTCCAAGGCCGATCGCGACTGGCAACAGTTCTTGCTCGAGCGCGAGAGTCAGTATTCCAAGGGCATCAACGAAATAACCGGGAAATATACCCCGGTGCAGAAAAACTGGGAACGTCTCCAGGAGATCATCGGGCCGCACCGGCAGACATTCCAGATGATGGGAATGGATGACTTCGGCGCGGTTCAGTACCTGACCAACCTGCACGCAGCGATACAGAGCAACCCGCAACAGGGTCTGCAGTGGCTCGCCCAGCGCTTCGGGGTGGACTTGAACCAAATCAATGCCGGCCAGGCCCAAGGCTCACCGGAAGTTCATGCACTGCAGCAGCAAGTCGCAATGATGCGGCAGCAGTTGCAAAAGTTCGGCAGTCAGTACAGCAACACCCAGATGCAAACCCTCGAGGCTCAAATCTCTGATTGGTCACAGGCCAAGGACGAGAAAGGTCAGCCCCGCTACCCGATGCTCGATGATGTGCTCGACGATATGCTCGTTCTCATCAACGGCAAGAAGGCTAGAGGGGAAGCCGTTACCGTCCAGGCGCTGCAGGACATCTACGACCGAGCCACACACGCGAACCCCGTCACCAGAGCCAAGCTAGGCGAATCCGCGGCGCGCAATGCAGCCGAGGAGCGCAAACGCAAGGCAGACGAGGCCAGACGCGCTGGATTCGACGTGAAGGGACAAGGCGGCGCGAAGCTTGCGCCCAAACACGACAGCATTCGGCAGGACTTGGAGTCCGCCTGGCCGTCGTGATGTCAACTTTACGCAAAGGAGTAGTCAACGATGGCTTCGCCGAATCTGAGCGAAATTATCACGACTACGCTCCGGAATCGCAGCGGCAAGGTCGCGGACGCGGTATCGAAAGGTAACGCGCTCCTAAACAAGCTCCGCGAGAAAGGGGCGTGGAAACCGGCCACCGGACGCACCATCGTCCAAGAGGTCGAATACGCAGAGGGAAACTGGCAGTGGTACTCGGGCTATGAGGAGATCAGCGTATCGCCTCCCGATGTGATCACGTCATTCGAGTACAACTGGAAGCAGGGCGCGAGCTCGGTTAGCGCTTCCGGCCTGGAAATCGAGGTCCAGAACACCGGCCGCGAGCAGGTTATCGACCTGCTGGAAACCCGCATCAAGAACGCCGAGCGCACCATGCGCAACAACGTCACGGTGGGCTGTTACGCCACCGGAACGGGTAACGGTGGCAAGGAAATCGGCGGGCTGCAACTGCTGGTAGCTGATACACCGACGTCTGGAATCGTGGGCGGGGTGGATCGGCAGACCTGGGCATTCGCCAAGAACAAGACCTATGACGCCAGCACTGACGGCGGCACGGCGGCCACGAGCGCCAATATCCAGAGCTACATGAACCGGCTGTATATCCAGCTCACGCGCGGGCCGGATAAGCCCGACCTGATCCTGGCCGATTCGGTGTACTACCGGCTGTTTTGGGATTCTCTGCAGGCAATCCAGCGCATCACCACGTCAGACAAAGGCTCGGCGGGCTATCGCTCGCTGGAGTATGCCGGTTCGGATGTGGTCTACGAGGATTCCAGCGGGATTCCGGCCTCGCACATGTACTTCCTGAATACGGACTTCCTGTATCTGCGCTATTCGCCCAAACGGAACTTTACCCCGCTGGACAAGGTGCAGAGCATGAACCAGGACGCCATCGTGCAGCTGATGACGTGGGCCGGCAACCTGACTTGCAGCAACTTTCTGCTGCAGGGCGTGCTTAAGGCCTAGGAGAGAACCATGCCGACGAAGATTTATATGCCCATTGGCGTGCGTCTCGATACGGTCGGGAGCTCGCCCGAGTTTGGCCTAGGCGAATTCGCCTGGGGTCAGGACAACAGTAAGTGGATTTACGTGCTGGCCGGTTCAACCATCGCGCAGTATGCGTGCGTTGGGATGGACAAGTCATTCACGGCGAATCCGATCACTAAGGCGCACGCTGACGCCGGCCGCAAGGTCGGGGTTGCACAAGTGGCGTTTGCGGCAGGCCAGTATGGCTGGGTGGCTACGCAGGGTGGCAATGATCTGCTCAAGATCAAAGCCAAGAATTCCTGCCAGCCGGCGGTGGCGCTGTATACCACCGGTACGGCTGGGTTCCTGGACGATACTGCTGCCTCGCAAACGCTGGTCAACGGCATTGTTTTGACCGATACCGCAACGGCATCTGGAGCGAACAAGACCTGCTCGATCATGGTCGAGGCGTTCCCGACACCGGCGCCGTAGATGTTTCGTTTCGACGGAGGCCTGGCAGTTCCCGCCGCGGATCAAATCTGTCTCCCATCTTCTCGCGAGGAGGTGGGAGACATCGATATCGTGGTGGGATTCTGCAAGGCCAGAGAGGTGGCGGTGCAGGCCGGCGGAAACGTCGGCCTGTGGCCGAACCATCTCGCTGGTGATTTCAACACGGTCTACACGTTCGAGCCGGATCCGCAGAATTTCTCCTGCCTGGCCTGGAATACGCGCATGCGGCCAAACGTGATTCGGCTGCAGGCAGCCCTCGGTGATCGCCCGGTGCTGGTGGGAATGAATCGGGTTTCCGACAACATCGGCGCGCACCAGATCGACGGAGCTGGAATCATCCCCATGCTCACGATCGACTCGCTTGGCCTGACGGCCTGCGACCTGATCTATCTGGACATCGAAGGCCACGAGCCGCAAGCGCTGTTCGGGGCTCGCAACACGCTGGCGCGCTTCAAGCCGGTGGTGGCGGTCGAGGATAAGAACCTGTGCACCGTGGCTGGGCTTCGCAACGAGGCTTTCGCCATGCTCGAGCGCATGGGATATCGCGAGGTTGGGCAACTTCACCGTGACAAGGTATTCGCATGCTGACGGTAGCTTGTGTGAACGTCGGCAACTACCTCGGCCGCGGCGAGGAGTACGTCAAGATTCTGCGCGACATGGTCGGGCGCAATATTGGCCGGCCGTTTCGCTTCGTGTGTTTGACCGATGAGCCGATCAAAGGGATCGAGTGCATCGAGGCGCCGCCAGATCTCAAGGGCTGGTGGGCCAAGCTCTACCTGTTCGAAGTCTTGAAAGGCGATGTCCTTTACTTCGATCTGGACACCGTCATCACCGGGCCGCTCGAGTTTCTGGCCGACGATGATTCAGACTTTGCCATCCTGCGTGACTTCTACCGCTGGGATGGGCTGCAATCGGCGGTGATGCGCTGGCACGGTGATCACTCCTACCTGTGGCGCATGTGGCTCGATGCAGGGCGCCCTAAGCCCGCGGGCGGGGACCAGGAGTGGATCGAACAGATCCGGATTCCGGACCCGGAAACCAAGCGGCTCCAGGACCTGTATCCAGAGCAGATCTGCAGCTATAAGCGCGACGCGATCAGCTGGATTCCGAGCGTGAATACCTCGATCGTGTGTTTCCACGGCGAGCCGCGGCCGCACGAGGTCACCGATCGCTGGGTGCCGCAGGTGTGGAAGATCGGTGGCTTAGGCCAGCCGCGCTGGGTGCGCGGGCTCAACACCCCGCTCGAGGTCATGCTCAAGCAAATGGAGCACAACCTCAACCGGGAGACCAAGCTATTCCGGCAGATGGACCCGCACGCCGGCGAGGCCATCCTGGTGGGCGGGGGGCCCAGTCTCGTGGAAGAGCTGCCATTCCTGCGCAAGCGCCACGATCGCGGCGGGCACATCTATGCCATGAACGGGGCCTATGCGTGGCTCGAGGAACGCGGGATCCGGCCCGAGTTTCACGTCTTGCTCGACGCGCGGCCAGAGAATATCCAGTTCCTGCGCCCGCACAAGAAAACAACCTACCTGGTGGCTTCGCAGTGCCATCCAAGCGTATTCGATGCGCTCGAGGGCTACGACGTGGTCCAGTGGGTGGGCTATCACCCGGATGCAGAAAGTCTGTGCGACAAGGTCCACAAACCGCTGACCATTGTTGGCGGTGGCAACACGGTGGGCTTAAAGGCCATGTGCATCGTGGCTCTGTGGGGCTATCGCAAGCTGCATCTGTATGGCTTCGACTCGTGCTACCGCGGCACGCACCACGCCTACCCGCAGGCGCTCAACGATGACGAAGCAACGCTCGAGATCATCTGCGCGGACCGCAAGTTCCTGTGCGGGAGATGGATGGCCAAGCAGGCATCTGACTTTCAGGCCTTCCTGCCGCTGCTGCTCGAGATGGGCTGCAACATCACCGTGCACGGGGACGGTTTAATCAGCTGGATCATTGACCATTGGGAGCCACAACGCGATGCAGCTTGATATCGAGTCCGACGCCAGTTTCACCAGTTTCATGCCGGGCGCGACGCAGGATGACCGGGCCTGTTACGCGACGTTCACGGTAGAGAAAAAACTGATGGGGCTCAAGAGTCACGAGGCTGGCCGGCCGATCTACGAGGACCGTGAATACGTCAAGATTTTGGTCAAGGGGCAGGACAAGCAGGTGTTCGTGCGCGAGGTCACGCTCGAGGACAAGCAACGGTTCCCGAATGCATATGCGGCGTTCAAGCGCGGCATCGAGGCGCCGGTGACCGGGACCCCGGTTGAAATGCTGGGCTTAGGTCCGTCTAGCGTGGAGATGATGCGCATCAAGGGCATTCGCACCGTCGAGGACCTGGCCGAGCTGGGCGATGACGGTCTCCAGGGCATCGGCACGGGCGCCCGGGATCTGCAGGCCAAGGCGAAGGCGTTTCTGGGCCGGACCTCGTCCAAGGCGGTCGAGCTCGAGCAGGCCCTGGCCGCAGAACGGGCCAAAACGGCCGCGCTGCAAGCGCAGATGGAAGCCCTAGGCCAGCAAGTCGCCGAACTGGCGGCCATAACTCTGGCAGGCGAGGCGAAGCTGGCGGAAAAGTCCAAGGTAAATCGCAAGGGCTGGCCGAAGGGTAAGCCGCGCGGGCCTCGCACGCCGAACGAGGTTGTTGAATGACCATGCTCTCAATTGTGCAGACGATTGCTGAGGAGGTGGGAGTCTCTGCGCCATCGAGTGTGGCTGGCAGCCAGGACCGTACCGCCAAGCAATTGCTGCGCATCGTGAACCGGGCCGGGAGTCGCTTGGCGCGCAAGCCCTGGCCGATTCTGCAGACCGAATACACGTTTGCGACGGTGGCCGGGACGCCGGATTACGCACTGCCGGCCGACTTCTCTGAACTGCTCTCCGACACGGTCTGGGATCGGGTCAACTACTGGCAGTTGCGAGGCGGACTGACGCCGCAGGAGTGGCAGGTGCGTAAATCTGCCATAACGGTGAGCGTGAGCACGCGCAAGCGCTTCCGCATCAAAGCCCTTGCTGGGGTCAAGAAGTTCTATATCGACCCCACGCCTGGTGAGGTGGTGACGCTGGTATTCGAGTACCTGTCGACCGCTTGGGCGCGGGAGACAGGCAGCGGGGCGCTCAAGACGGCGTTTACTGCGGACACCGATGTGTCGCTGTTCCAGGAAGAGCTGCTAGAGATGTCCGGCATCTGGCGGTTCAGAGCCGCCAAGGGGCTGGATTACGCCGAGGCGCGTAAGGAATACGACGAACAGCTCGAGGCCATCTTCGGGGCGGAGTCCGGGGCGGGTGCGATCAACATGGGGCGGGCGCTATCCAATGATGCGGCCTGGCGGATGAACATCAGGGAGAGCGGTTTTGGCTAGGCCAAAGAAAGGCGTGACGTTTGAAAACCGCTTGCACGCTGGAACGGTTGTCAATGTCGAGACCTGGTGCTGGGAATGGACTGGCTGCAAAGACGAATGCGGATACGGGCGCATCCACCGTGACGGTAGGAATGTTCGTCTTCACCGGGCGACTTGGGAGATTGCAAGCGGCAGGCAAGTTCCGGGAGGGATGTGCGTCTGCCATCACTGCGACAACCCTGCATGCGTCAATCCAGAGCACCTATTCCTAGGTACCCACCAAGAGAACATGGCCGACATGGTCTCGAAGGGCCGAAGCGTAGGCTTGACCGGCTCGCTGAATCCGGCCGCCAAACTGACAGAGGATCAGGTGCGCGCTATCCGCTCGGCTCTACATGCCGGCAAGACATGCGCAGCGCTATCGCGCGAGTACGGCGTGACCGACGTTCTGGTTGGGCTGATCAAGCGGCGCGAAAAATGGCGGCACGTGTGAGATTCGGTCCGTGATAGGACTCAAGCCAAACCGCGCCGCGAGCGCTTCGGTTCACGTCATTCCGGCCCCGGTGGGCGGCTGGAATGCGCGCGACAGCGTCGACAACATGGACGAGAAAGACGCGGTCCAGCTCGACAACATGTTTCCTGGCTTCGGCAAGGTTTCTACCCGCAAAGGCTCGACTTCCTACGCCACCGGGATGACCGGAACGGTGTTTACCCTGGCCGAGTTCAATGCCGGGTCATTTCGCAAGCTGATCGCGGCGGCTGACGGCAAGTTCTGGAACATCTCGGCGGCTGGTGCGGCTACGCAGCTTGCCTCCGGATTCACGGTCGATAAATGGCAGTGGGCGCAGTTCGACTCGGCCGCAAACGGCGCGCGCATGGGCCTGGTAAACGGCACGGACGCCCCGCAGATCTACGATGGCTCCGGGGTGTCGGCGATGACGGTGTCGGGTTCCGGGCTCACGGTCGCGAATTTGATCGGCATCAACATCTACAAGAACCGCAGCTATTTCTGGGATAACCGTACGCAGAATTTCTGGTATTCCGCGGTCAACGCGCTCGGCGGTACGCTGACCAAGTTCCCGCTTGGCCGGGTCCAGGGCACTGGCGGCAATCTGCAGTTCATGGCGACGTGGACGCGGGATTCTGGCAGCGGCATGGACGATTTGGCCGTGTTCGCGCTCAGTTCTGGCGACGTGCTGGTGTATCAGGGCAGCAATCCAGGGGACGCGACCGACTGGGCGCTGCTTGGCGTGTTTGCGATGGGCTCGCCGCTGTCGATCAGGGGCTATGCCAAGGTTGCCGGTGACCTGTGGATCATTACACGCTCTGGATACCTGCCGTTGTCCAAGGTGCTCTCTGACGGCCAGGCCAAGGAAGCGGACTTCGCGCTGTCTGCCAAGATCCGCGGCGCGGTCAGCGATGCGCTGAATTCCTACGCGGCGACGTTCGGCTGGCAGGCTCTGCTTTACCCCAGACATTCGCTTGGAACGTGCTGCATTTTCAACGTGCCGCTGTCAGGGGCGGAGTTCCAGCAGCATGTTGTCAACGTGGCGACCGGCGCCTGGTGCCGCTGGACGGGCTTGAATGCCCGTTGCTGGGGCATCTACAACGATGCGCTGTACTTCGGTGGCGCCGGTGGCGTGGTCTACAAGGCCGACGATGGCACCGCAGACGGGGCCGCGGCGATCAATTTCGTTGGGCAGCCGGCGTGGAACTACCTGCAAAAGCGCGGACAGCTGAAGGAATTGACCTTGTGCCGGCTGCTGGGCTCGGCCGATGGCGAGATTGCCTACACCGTGGACGTTGGAACCGATTTCAGCGTGCTGCGGCGGGAGATTTCAGGAAGTACGCCAGGGCAGGGCGTCGGAGGCGCCTGGGATACCTCGGATTGGGATGTCACGGCCTGGCCGGCTGAGAGTGTCCAGTTCGACAACTGGCATTCGGCCGGCGGGATTGGCTACAACTTCGGCCTGCGTCTGCGCTTCACGACCGGGACGTCTGGCCTGGACTGGTCATCGTTCGCGCTCGGATACAAGAGGGGGTCGGTACTGTGACTTGGGATGGTAACGGCAGTTTCGTCAGAACCAAAGATTGGACCAACGATCGGGACGCCTCGATCAAGATCCTCGCCTCTCGGCACGACGAGAACGATGACGAGCTCCGTGACGGGATTGCCGCGACCCTGACCAAGGACGGGCAGTCCAAGCCTACGGCGGATTTCAAGCCGAATGCGGACGTCTCCTACTCGCTTGGCAGCGCGGCGCTGCGCTGGGTGCGGGCCTGGATTTCCGAGTCTATCAAGTGGAAGCAGACCAACTACACCGGGACGCTGAACGCCTCGACGCTGACTGCGGACCGCGCCTGGTATCTGCCCGATACGCCAGGGGTGATTGTCAATACCGGCATAGCTACAGTATCGCCAGACATCGTCAATGATGCCGTATTCGCTTCGGATGCAAGTGACGGCCTGTTGCCAAAGCTTATCAACCTCAACGATATAGCCAACTCGTTCGCCGGGCTGTCTGCGTTCAATACGGCGGCCAGCACCACAGTCTCAGGCAAGGTCGAGCTGGCCACCTCCGCGGAGACGGCGGCCGGGTCCGACGCGGTCCGTGCAGTGACGCCAAGCGGGATCGGCGCGCTGGCTTCCATCAGTGGAGCGAAAGCAACGTTTCGGATCGGAGCGCTGCGCGTCAACGTGGGATCCTCTCTTTCATCTGCAGGGGGCTTCGCGAGCGAGACATTCCTGACCGCATTTTCCGGATCCCCTCTTGGATACGCGGGCTCGGCTGTGGCCGGTTCACCATTGCACATCGCGGTGCAGTTCAACAGCCTGACGGGGTCTGGATTCTCTTTTGCCGCAACCAATCCATCGCACATAGCTGCGACCGTGGGCTGGGTGTTCGTGGGTCCCGCTTAAATGGCGCTCTCTCTCCAGCAACTGGTCGACATGATCCGGCAGCGCGGGGCGAGCGCCGACGCCAAGCGTGTGAACGACGCATTCGTGTCTCTGGATACGCAGGTTTTGCGGGGATTTGGACAGGACTTCGGCGCGCTGCCCATCTCTCTGGTGCTCGATCAGACCGTGACGGTTCGCTCGCTCTTGCTTCAAGTCGCCGCCGACCTGCGGGCCAAGCGATCCAACTTTGCGCAGCAGGCCGCCATTGACCGCGCCATCGCACTGCTGGAAAAGGAAGATGTCTGATGGAGAACATCCGTGAGCCATTGGACCAGCGTGGTCCAGCACTGGGACCATATCCTATATGTCATGGCGGCGCCCTCGAGCGTCCAGCAGTGGGCGCGCATCGCGGCGCCGTTCCTGCTGGCAAGCCTGGCCGGGGCGGCGGTGTCGCTGATCGTGATACGCGAGCAGGTTGCCGATATGCGCGTGGTCGTATCCAAGGGAATCCTGCCGATCACGGAAGAACGCTTGCGAGCGCTCCAGCTCGAGCTGCTGCAACTGCGCCACGAGCACGAGTTCGCACTCACCAAAATTCACGAGCTGGAGAGCAACGGGCCGGTCTACTGCCTGCGCTGTCACATGCGGCAGGGGTTGAATCACCCTGCGGTACAGGACAAAGGTCATTGAGCAAGCTCGCAGTCAGCAACTATTCCCACCAGGTGCTGGCACTGCTGCGCCGCGGGCCGTGCTTCGCAGCCGAGCTGCCGATCCCGTTCGAGCGCATCGCCGACACGCTCACGCATCTGAACCGCTGCATTGCGGCGGCTGGCTGGCGGATCACCGGGCGCTGGGTGAATGTTCCGGGACGCTTCTTTCGGAACAAGCAGCGTTGCTACACCTTGGAGAGGCTGACATGAGCCCACCGGATAGACGCTATTCCACGGCGTCATCACGCACACCGGACCGGAGGATTACCGAGGTGCGGGACAGGCGTACCCCGAAGCCGGATAGAACGGTTTTCAAGTCGCGCGCGCTGTGGTCAGCGGCTGCCATTGCCATGCTGGGAGTCGTTCAGGCCTCCTCAGACGTCCTGAAACCGCTGCTGAGCGACCGAGCCTTCGGACTGGTCCTGATCGGCGTGGCGATCATCATGGCGGGCCTGCGGGTCATCACCACGCAGGCGATAGGACGGCGCAAATAGATGCCCACTCCAGTTGGCGCCTATGCCAATCGCAGCGCGGTCCCGGAGCCGCTCCAGGGGACCTCTGGAGCGGCGCATGTGCGTGCGCTCGCGGAGCTGCCCTATGGAATCGTGGTCGGCGAGGTGGCGGACCAGCTGCATCTGCCGGCGGTCAACCGTACCACGGTGATCCCAAGCGGATCGGGGGCTTCCTATTTTGCCATCGAGTATATGGACATCAGCCGGTCCAGCAATGGAAAGCTGCTTTTCGTCGTGTTCAACGCCGCTTCCAATGCAGAGGCCGACTCGATGCTTGGCACGCCTGGCCAGCGTTACGTGATACCGATTGACGGCTGGCGATCGTGGGCGTTCGAGTTCGAGGAGCCGCTGCTGCGGATCGATTTCTGCTCGGATGCGGCAACGGAGAGCGCCGGTGCGTCTAAGGTGACTTGGGAATACGGACTGCTTTGATGGAGTGCGAATGGACGTCGTAAAGGTTGTCTCGCAAGGATCGAGCCGAGTGGGCAAGTTCAACTTGTCCTATGAGATGCTGGGCGATGACGTCAAGCGTCCTATGGTGCAGGCGCTGCTGGCGATGTGCACTATCCTTGCGCAATACGAGCACGAATCCGGGCGCGGGCAGGAATACATCGCCGCGTGCGAGCTATTCCAGCCGCC